GGCCCTTTCGGGCCCCCTCTGTTCATCCTCGTTCCTATCACTTCTCGGAGGCTATATGGCTAAGCAAAAGTCCGGTCTCGGTGTTCCTGTGCGCGAAAGCGTCCAAGTCACGGAGATCATTGACCTGCAAATCCAGATATCTCCTCGTGGTAGGTCGGTGATGAATGGAACCTTGCTAGAGGACGGGATTCTTCGAACTTTCCATCGTGACCTTGGCGTTTCAGACATAAAGTCTATCGCTTCGGCCGCTCTTGGGCTGGTCGTCGATCTCGCTCACTAGTTTAGGTTTGGGACTCTATAGTCCGTCTTCTCTCTCTTACCTTTGAAAACTTTCGTTTTCAAGTCGTTGATTAGCCAACGATAGCTTCCCGCTGGGTATTCATTCGAGATAAGTTATGTCCAAAACCGTTACCACTAGGGGTTCTGGTTACACCTATCAAGAAACCAGAGAATGGACCAACCTTATTGCTGAGCCAAAGGCGTTTTCGAGGGCTGGCACTTATAGCGAAGGCTATTCGTCCCAGATCTCGTACGGCGATGACTATGCAAATTGGAAGGACCGTATCCGGCGTCATGAACAGTGTACCACCCTAATTAGTGGTTTCGAGAACACATTCGAAGGCCGCGCGGATGGGTATGCATTCCTAAAATATAGGAATAACATAGGCCTTATCCTAAGCCGGGAAATGCGAGGTAGTTTCGGAAATCTTTCCGCTATTACCACACCAGATCCGAGTGCGTTCACCATAACCTCTGTCTTGAATTCGGTCATGCAAGAGACTAACTCAAAAATCCGTGCGGCCCAAAAGTCCCTTCAAGGACTCACAAGCCTCGGAGAAATGGGTGAGACTGTTCGCATGATCAACTCATTGGGGCGCGATATGTTTGGGAGTACCCAAAAATATCTACGTGACTTATCTAAAGTTGCTAAATATTTGACTCCTCAAAATATTACGCGGACGTTGAGCGAACGTTGGTTGGAGTATAGGTTCGGCATTCGGCCTTTAGTATCTGATATAAGCGGCTTTGTTGACGCTTGTTATCAGGCACGATATGGTCGTGAGCCGGTCCAGCTTATCCGCACGCGGCGATCTTCGGAGGAAAAGAATCCTACGACTCGTACAAACGGCGGTATAGGCACTGGGTTTGAATGGGTAACCGTGGTCGAAACGACACGTGGCTACTCAGCCAAATTATATGGTGCTGTCGGCCTCACGGCTGACAACAACGTACCAACTTTTAGATCCAATTTCGGTCTAACTCTGGACGAGTTTATACCGACGGTCTGGGAGTTGATACCTTACTCCTTCCTAGTTGACTATTTCACCAATCTTGGTGCAGTCATTGATGGCTACTCCCTAAACAGGAGTGGTGTGAAGTGGTTAGCGCTCGGAGAGGAACGTCGGTCGACATGTAAATTGTCGGCTGAAGTTAAAATCCGATCCACGATAACCGCCAGCAGCTCTAATAAAATATTAGATTCCATCATTCGTCCGAGCTCCCCATGCACGCGCACCCGTAGGTACGTGTCCCGAGGGCCGTTCAGCTATAGTAGCGTAATTCCAGAACTGGAGTTTCGCATACCGGGCTGTTCAACCCAATGGTTAAACATTGGTGCTCTCGCGCATTTACATGCTGATGCGTCACACCGGTTAAGGCAGCGAATGCGGCTTTAACCTTCAATAAACCCTGTTAACCTGGAGTCTTTCAATGACATGGTCTCCCGATAGTTCCACTACCGGCGGAACAGTGACTGGTTTGACATCACCAACTTACACGTTGGTTGACGATACCGCTCCTGTTATTAACGCTAAGCAAAAAACTGTGTCCGCCCTTGGCGGTACACAGGGATCTGCTAGCGCTAATACGGCCTCGAAGCCTTTCACAGCAACGTTCTATCGGCCTGCGGCGATTAAGCCCATTCCGAGTCCGAACCCTGTGTCTGGTTTTCGTGGCACGATCCCCAACAATCAGTATAAGCTAATCATCCGTAAGGGTGGTTATGCTGCATCTGATGTCCCGGTGACTGCCATCGTTCGTTTGACGATCGATGTTCCGGCTGGGATGGATACGTATAATCCCGATGAGATCCGGGCCATGGTGTCTTTCCTGGTTGGACTCTTGAATGAAGAGTCCGCTGACCTGGCAGATACCCTGCTTACCGGTGTTCTCTGACCGAGGTCTCTTCCATGAAGAGACTACGGCAGCGCCTTGTTGAGGCGCCTCGGAAAGCGAGTGTACAGGTTTTGGTTCTGACCATCCTATACACTTACATCTTAGCTCTTCTTCCTGAGGAGCTTCGGACCGCTTTGAAAGCAATTCTGCTTCCTTAGCGGTTTATACGTAACCAGAGAGCGATATCTTTATGGCAATCAGTCCTGAAGAGGTAGTTCACCTCCTCGATTTAGACCTGGCTGATCAAGGGTTCGAGAAATCGGACTCTTTCTGGCCAGGAATGACCATCCAACAAGCCGCTTCAGTTAGTATTCGCAAATCTATAGTGTCCAAATGGACTCTTAAGAATAGCGATGCTGCTGACAAAGCGGCTTTAGAGAAATTCCTTACACAGAACAAGAAGTGTAAAGAATGGTCATTACCGTCTTCGGATAAAACCGAAACACGAACCGAAATGCTCATAAACGGCTTTAAGCGGGCCGTCTGGGACTTTTGGTTGCGTCAGGGTTATCCTTTGGTTGATCATCCTTATGATCTTATCTCTCATGGTAAGATCGGTCCGGGTGCCAACCTTTTGGCTAACGGTGGGGACTTTTATACAAAGTTCTTCTCCTCTCCCTTGACGTGTACTTCTGAATCGCTGTACAATTGGTACAGGCGCTATATCGCTAACTTCCCTGAATGGAGTAACGCGGAAAATATCCGTTTACAACATTTCGGCGGAGCGCGGGTAGTAACAGGAAATCGCCTTAGTTTTGTACCTAAGAACGATAAGATCTCTAGGTGTATATGTGTTGAGCCCACCCTGAATACATACTTTCAGCTTGGTTTCGCACATCACCTCGAAAGCCGATTAAGAGAAAGATTTGGCATCAATCTCCGAGATCAGCAATTTAAAAATAGAGATCTTGCCCGCCTTGGCTCGATCACTGACGGCTTGGTCACTCTTGACCTGTCTTCAGCGAGCGATTCTATATCTCTCCAGATGGTGCGACAACTCTTTCCATCGGACTTTGTCCGCTGGTTGGAGATGTTACGCTGTCCCAATGTAGAGATACCCAAAGTGGGTACTGTTGAGATGCACATGTTATCTTCAATGGGGAACGGTTATACGTTTCCGTTGGAGACCATGATCTTCGCAGCAGTAGTCAGTGCTTGCGCCAACTTTCGGGGAATACCCTTAGGTAACGCAAGTTCCGGAAATGTTTGGGGTGTCTTTGGTGATGACATAATATGTCCGAAGCTAATCGCTTCGGATGTCATTCACCTTCTGGACATCCTTGGATTTTCGGTTAATACTGATAAGTCCTTTGTCGAAGGACCGTTCCGCGAGTCGTGTGGCTCTGACTTCTACTTAGGCACTAATATCCGCGGTGTCTATTTAAAGACGTTAGATACTATGCCCTCGCGATACTCTGCAATTAACCAACTTCTCCGGTTCTCGACGAGAACCGGTATAGCTCTCACAAGGTTGATACAACGGCTCTTAACGACAGTTAAGAAGCTTTTTGTACCGCCCTGGGAGAATAAGGACTCTGGTATCCATTGCCCGAAATCTCTAGCTCCGTCTACAAAGGATAAAGATACTCAGTCTGTATTTTATTACAGGCTAGAACCTTTCGTTCCTCGTATTCGGATCCTAGAATCGAGCTTTGTCGTACCGAGAGGCCAGAGGCGACGTATCTATAACCTTAGCGGGTTGTTGATAAGTCTTTTGCAGGGTTCGGTTGATTCCTGTTCGATTGGTGTTAGGACTAACACCGTACCGTACAGGAAAAAACGACGTATTGCGCCCTATTGGGTGCCGTGCGTAATTCCGGCTCGAGATCGTGATGATTACGAGCTGGATTGGGGACGGTGGGAATCCGTCGTCGAATCTTATTTTCTTGAATAGGTTCGATACCTGAAGCGATATGCTTCTCCTGGGGAATGCTGCCTAGCATCCCCAGGCCCGCGTGATGATTACGAG